AATCTTGAATTCTCTTCTACGACTTTTCCATCGGAGGCTAAAAATAAATGGTACGGGAACAGAGCATATCTGCCTCCAATAAACACCACACATGTTGTTTCTCTTAAGAGTTCTTCGGTCATCGATTTCAGCATAAATTTGCCTTCCTTTGACAACTTCTGTAACAAGATTTTCAGCGGTGTTATCTGTGGTTCCTTCAGAACAAGCCGGTCGTTTCATTTTCTTATATTTCAAAGTCCTCATATCACCAGATGGGATAGCTTCCGCTACAGCGGGTTTCTCTCCAAAAAGTGAATTGTACATCGTAATTAAGGCAACAGTAGTCGTTGCTATGCCTGCGACTATACCCAAAAGTTTGAGTATACGGGCAACAGTACTATTAGTCTCTAGATAATTTCTCAATACCTGGTATGTACCAGTGGCCTTGATGCGAGACGCTTGTATGCCTTCAAACATAAGATCCATTAGCTTACCTTGAGCATCAGGTAAAATATCACTCCTATTATACGATTCGGCTAGACTTGAAATAAAACTATCACTAGTACTATTCATTAGATCCATAACTCTTTTCTCATTTTCCATGTGAGCATTGTACTTATTTCGGAGTAAAATCAAAAAGTCTGATAAATCTCCGATTTCTTCTGCATTAGCCTTACTATTAGGATCCATAGGATCTAAGAGTGCAAAATGTAGATGTTTAAAGAGAGGACAATATTGTACTTTTCCATCGATAATGTATTCGGGTTTTACTGATGCCTTAACAAGCATATGTCGACGTTTCCAGTAAGCGGCCACGGTTAAAACTTTCGTTGAAGGGTTCGGGTAAGCATTATTAGTGCATCGAATATGCATTTTAGAGTGATACGGTGTGCCTTTAACTCCTATTGAATGGTCATCAACGGATGCCATAGGTGGTTGATAGGGGGCATTAGTAACAATTGAAAATAACTGTAATGCATTTTTATATTCAGCGTCCTGATCTGCATCATCTTCAGCGGTGACACAATGAAGTGGTGAGTATCCATTCCAAAATTCCTCAGGATCAGTTGGTATAACATAACGTACACGATCTGCTGGGACATCTGGAAACATAAACTTTGCAACTGCTGATGATAGGGTTGACTTACCAATTTGTGAATCACCGTAAATCGTTAAACTGAAAGGACATTCACGTATAACACCACATTTTTGTATGGCACAGAAACTATCGTATAATTTATCAAATTTGCGTAGTTGTTCACGCAAAAGTGAAAATTCTCCTGAATTATCTCGTGCGAAAGGTGCCATATCTTTGACTAAATCGTGAGCGCCAAGATACAAAACATTAAATTCTTTTGATAATTCGCGACTAAAATAATTTTATCCAAATCAAGAGTTAAAAAGAAATCGATACGATCGAGTATCTTAGAATATTTATCAATTAAACGTTCGTAAAAAAGGTGTTCGGGTATAAAACTAGTAGCCCATGCCTTAACCATTTCTGGTAGCATTTTAAAAATAGATGATAATACTGCAATAACGTTCTTTGAAAAGGGAACGGATAAATTTGTTACTTTCATATATTCCATCATACGATTAACATTGGGTCTATCAGGAATCTGCTGTAGTGCAATCGTACCGGTTAAAACGACAACTAAGGTTTGAATAATGTCGTCAATTCCTTGGGCAACAGCTGTACGCAACATCGAAAAATAGGTGTTAAATAAATTAATAGCCACTGACATTGCATTGGGTATAAAAAGTCGTAAAAGTCTCGACATATAAGTAATCCAACGCAATCGTGACACACGAGTAAAGTCTGGTAAATCTGAAATAAAATCTATGAAAATTTCGATAATATCCATAGTAATATCTTTGGACATAAGTCCAGCAGTCTCAGTTGTTCGTTCTAGAAAACTACGGACAAAACTAACAAAAGAATCGGTTAGTCCTGCCATTTTATCTACGCAGAAAGAAACATTTTGTGAAGTATCGGCAATACCTTTAACAGATTGATGTATTTGCGATGGTAAGTCGATAGTGGATTTGACAGATCTAGATAAAAGCTCTAAATATGAAAGGTCTTCCACATTACCTTGGGAAATGGGAAGCATATAATGGTACATAGCTTCTCCAAGCGGTATATAATCTCTAATAAATGGTAACATTTCGTCATTAAAATCGCATGGTGTGATACCATGTGAAAGCAAGGTTGAATTAAATTGATAATTGACAAAACTGTAGAGAGTTTGAGAGTCGGAAAGTGCGCGACCACCGACTGTGCGATCGATATCATCGATCATATTAAGTAGTACGACGTAATCATCGTTTGTGTATTCGCGGACACCTACGTTTTTACTTGCATTGATTCCTCGAGAATCAAGAAGTCGTGTTACATTGTAATAGTACAATTTGCAAAGTAGCCTAACAATAGAATACGGTTCATAACTATCAAAAAGTTCATCAACAATTTTCACCAAAACAGGGTTACACATTTTATTGACAAGATCGCTTCTCATGAAGAGAGGGTTATATTCGAAGTTGAAGATTTGTTTGTACTGAGTAGTGTCGTGATTGCCATTTGCCACGTAATACGTAACAATCTTATTGCTAATTCTAATGTAGTTATCATAGTTCGTATTTGTAGACAAAGAACTACATCCGAAATTATTCTGTTTATGAATTCCATCGTTGTCTTGCAGATTGTATCGTAATAACATTGTAATACATTTTCGCATGTCTTCAGGAAAACGTTCGATAAACACGTTACTACTGCCCTCGTCACTCGAGGGACTATCTGATGTGCTTGTATTGTTGGTATGAAAAGCATCGTACAGATTAAAATTTTCATTAATATTAATATTGATTTGTTTGTTTGTTTGCTTGTCTCCATTCATATTACACATTGATTGTTTGTTCTCCCATGTGGACCTCCGTTATTTTACACTAAGTTGGTTCTACCACATATAGCGCGCTTTTGGCGAACGGCCTTCACGTTAAAGAATCCTCAGAACATTAGGGGATACTCAATTAAAATCAGAGCCCAACAGCTATTATAGTTTAAAGACTAACATAATCAAAAATACATATATCGCTCACAATTAAGTGGTCATAGACGCTAGAAATATATGCAAGATCATAGAGGTTAGTAAGTAGGTCTGCTAAGGCACACGAACCGACATTAAAATATAAAATTTGAGTATGGTTAATAAAATAAAACTCTTAAATTAAAATTGGCATCTGCTTACACGGCAGAGTTGCAAAACGTGTTTTGACTAGGTTAAAATAGAGGGGAACGAATTCCAAAGTATCATGTAAATCACTGTCACTTCTTTATTACATGCTTAAACTGAAAGAAAACGCAGCCATAGAATAACTGTGTCGACACTTATATACGAGATATAAGATGTTGAAATAAAATATATAGTTAAAACTAAAACTAAAAATAGGATTGTTAAAATAAATTACGTCCAATCAACTGGTAGAATTTTGATATGATATAGTAGTGAAAATTCTGAACACACTATAAAAAGTTTATTTACACTAAACCTGTGTAACACATATTTATATGAAATGATAGCGACGTGTTAATACGCATCATTAAAGGCCTGTAAAGTAGTACGTTACTGTTTTGTAGTATAAGC